CACGTATTGTGGTCGAAAGTGATGGTACGGATGGAAAGAACCTTTACATGAAGGGAATTTGCATCCAGGGTGGTATCCGCAACCAGAATCAGCGAGTGTATCCTGTTAACGAAATTGGCAGGGCTGTCAAGACTCTCAACGATCAAGTCACTGGCTGATACTCAGTTTTAGGCGAAGTAGATCATCCGGACGATTTAAAAATTAACTTAGACCGCGTGAGCCATATGATCACAGAAATGTGGATGGATGGCCCAAACGGTTACGGTAAACTAAAGATTTTACCTACACCAATGGGAAACCTAGTTAAGACAATGTTGGAAAGCGGAGTCAAACTAGGTGTTTCTTCAAGAGGATCCGGCAACGTTAAAGAAGACGGATCAGGTGAAGTATCAGACTTTGAGATTATCACGGTAGACGTGGTAGCACAACCCAGCGCACCAGGTGCTTATCCAACGCCCATATATGAGCATTTGATGAATACGAAGGGTGGCTATAACACAATTAAAATGGCACAGGAAATTCAAGGCGACACTAAGGCACAAAAGTATTTGAAAGAAAGCCTATTAAAAATAATAGGTGGGCTCCAGTAACCAAGGGAGAAAATCACATGTTGGATGCGCTAAAATCATTATTCGAGAACAACGTGGTTTCCGAGGAAATCAGAGCAGACATCGAAACGGCTTGGAATTCTAAAATCCAAGAAAACCGTGAACTAGTTACACAGCAACTACGCGAAGAGTTCGCACAAAAGTACGAACACGACAAATCAGTGATGATCGAAGCCATTGACCAAATGGTATCGGATCGTCTAAGTTCAGAAATTCAAGAATTTACCGAAGATCGTAAACAGTTAGCAGAGGCTAAGGCCAAGTATGCTGTTGCAATACGTGAACACTCAAGTAAATTAAATGAATTTGTTCTTGAATCTCTTGCAAAAGAAGTTACAGAACTTCACGGTGACCAAAAAGTCATGGCAGAGAACTTTGCTAAACTAGAAAATTTCGTTGTCGAAGCACTGGCTAAAGAAATTGCAGACTTCTATGAAGATAAGAAAGACTTGGCAGAAACTAAAGTACGCCTAGTAAAAGAAGCAAGAGAACAATTTACTGTATTAAAAGGTAAATTTATTAAACAGGCAGCAGGTCTAGTTGAATCAGTGGTATCAGAAGGTCTAACCAAAGAAATCCATCAACTTAAAGAAGATATTGACTCTGCTCGTCAAAACGATTTCGGTCGTAAGATTTTTGAAGCATTTACTTCTGAATATCAGAATAGTTTGATGAATGAGAAATCAGAAACAAGCAAACTACTCAAAGTAATCGCAGAAAAAGAACAGGCACTAGCAGAAGCACGTGACGTTATTTCAGAAAAGCAAGCACTAGTCGAAAGCAAAGAGAAAGAAGTTTCTCAAGCCAAGTTAGTAGCAGAGCGTAAAGAAGTCATGAGCGAACTTTTAAATCCTCTAAGCAAGGACCAGAAAGAGATTATGTCTGAATTATTAGAAAGTGTGCAAACTGTAAAACTACGTAGTAGTTTTGACAAGTATCTACCAGCAGTATTAAGTGGTAGCACACCGGAGAAGAAGAAGGCACTTGTCGAGGCAAAAGAAATCACAGGCAATAAAGAAAATCATAGCATTAGTAGTGCTAACAGTCAAGCGGAAGTAATCAATATTCGCCGTCTTGCTGGAATCAAATAAGGAGATATTATGTCAGAACTACTAGAAAGCCGCTGGCAAGAAACTAAAGAGGCACTATTAGAAGGCCTTTCAGGAACCAAGAAGTCAGTAATGGGAGTTACTTTAGAGAATACTCGTAAGTACCTATCAGAATCTGCTACTGCTGGATCCACTTCTGCCGGTAACGTTGCAACACTTAATCGTGTTATCCTACCAGTTATTCGTCGTGTTATGCCAACCGTTATTGCTAACGAGTTAGTTGGTGTACAGCCTATGACTGGCCCAGTTGGTCAAATCCATACCCTACGTGTTCGTTACAGCGATTCTGTAACCAATACAGCAGACAGCGCACAGACTACTGTAGCAGGTGAAGAGGCTCTAAGCCCATTCAAGATTGCTGAACAGTATTCAGGTTCAGGCGCAGGTAAGGCCGCGGCTACAGCAGCCCTAGAAGGTGCCGCTGGAAACAAGATGAGCATTCAGATCTTGAAACAAACAGTTGAAGCAAAAACTCGTAAATTGTCTGCACGTTGGACGTTCGAGGCTGCTCAAGATGCACAAGCCCAACAAGGCATTGACATCGAAGCAGAAATCATGGCTGCTTTGGCACAAGAAATTACTGCTGAAATCGACCAAGAAGTTCTAGGTTCTTTATTGAATCTAGCAGGTACACAGAACAACGAGAACTTTAATCAAGCCGCTGTTTCTGGTACAGCAACATTCGTTGGTGACGAGCATGCCGCATTGGCAGTTCTAATCAACCGCGTTGCAAACCGTATTGCTCAGCGTACACGTCGCGGTGCTGGTAACTGGGCTGTTGTTAGCCCACAAATGTTGACTGTTCTACAGTCTGCTACAACCAGCGCATTTGCACGTACAACTGAAGGTACATTTGAAGCACCTACAAACACCAAGTTTGTTGGTACACTAAACGGCGCAATGAAGATTTATGTCAACACATACGCCGCTGACACAGCAAAGATCCTTATCGGTTATAAGGGTTCTAGCGAATCAGATGCAGCCGCATTCTACTGCCCATACATTCCATTGATGAGCAGTGGTGTTGTTCTAGACCCAGCAACATTCGAACCAGTCGTGTCCTTCATGACTCGTTATGGATATGTTGAGTTGACAAACACAGCATCATCTCTAGGTAACGCTGCTGACTACCTAGGTACTGTTACTCCAAGTAACGTTACATTCAGTTAATCACTGTTTGTATAGAGTACAAAAGAGCCCTTCGGGGCTCTTTTTTTGTGGTAAATATTTCTATGCAAGACTTCGTTATCACTTGTCCTGAAGATTGGTATCGTTTACAAAATACTGTTATAGCACAGTGGAAAAAAAATCACGGTATCTTTATTAAAGACATACAAAGATTAGAACATGTAGTCAACGATTGCATATCTGATGCAAGTAAAACATTGGTTATGTATAGACAAACTGGAAGACGCAGTTATTTAGAAACAGCAAATACACATTATCAACGTGCTACAGAAATTATTAGAACATTTTCAAAACGTGAACTACTGGCAAGTCTTAGTAAAACATAAATACATAGTCTAAATTATATTCGCAATGCGAACTTATGCAGAATCCCTCTGCGTAGACCTAGAACGTCATATTAAGGAGAAATCAAATGGGACGTCCATTACACAAAGATGTACTCGGAACACGAGTTACTAGATCATTCACCGGCGCAGAAGCAGGTATTGTAGTTCAAGGTTATTTCGGTGGGTCATTAGCCAGCGATTATCAAATTGTTAAACAACGTGGTGCAGTAACTTATGTTGTTTTAAAAACATCAGCAGACGAATTTACAGAAGCAGAAACAGTTGATTCTATCACCAGCAGTAATTTAAAAGTAGGTAAATTAGTTTCTGGTCAACCAGCAGCCGAAGGTGAAATTCGTATTTTAGGTTCGACTAGTGGTCAATCACCTGGCGATGTTGCTATCGCTAAACTAACTAAGCGTGTTGCTACCGATTTTAGTGGTAACCGTTATACATGGTACCTAGACAACGATAGTTCAGCAGACGTATTGGTATTAACAGCAATCTAAGCAAGGCAAAGACATGTCAAAAGTATTAAGAGTTGGTGCTAGTAATTACAAAGTAGCCGTCAACAACGGTGGAACTATCACCTTAGATGTGGGCAATAGTCCAGGTAAAGTTTTAATTACCGGCGACTTGGTAGTTCAAGGCGAAACAACTTCAATTAATACTAGTCAAATAACCATTGAAGATCAAATCCTTATTCTTAACAAAGGATTTGATGACAATGGAAATGCATTAGATTTCCCAGCAGGTATTGAAGACAACGGTAGTGGAAGAGTTGCAGGCATTGAAATTAATCGAGGCAGCAACCCTTCCTATCCGCCGGCAAGAATTGTGTTTGACGAAGCGATTACATGGTTTGACAGTCAGACCGGTACAACTAAGTCCGGCGCATTTTCTATATCAGCAGACAATAATAATAATTTTATGATTGGTCTGCGTACTAATGCTATTGTTACCAAAGACAACGCAGATTTAGTGTTTAGTCTAGGGACAGGAACTCTTAGCATTCGCGGAAGCCTTGGTAATTATGAAGATAGAGTAACAGATCCAGATGATATACCTAACGTACAATGGGTAGAAGACTATGTTGTCAGTTATTTTGAAACAACACCTCCAGAATTTCTTAAAGTAGGCGACAGTGTTCTTCAAATATACGACGATAGTCAAGATGCTGAAACGTTATTGCAATTACGATTAAACAATGAGCCAGCCGCAGAATGGCGCCCTGGTAGTTTTGAAGTACAAAATATTAGGATTGCTGGTAATGAGATTTCTACCACTACTAGTAACCAAGACTTAATTATCTCTAGTGATGGCGCAGGATCTGTAGTAGTAAACGATGTACTAAAGTTGACCATTTCTTCAGACCCTTCATATGAAACAGACGGTGTTAAAGTTTATGCCAAAACTCAAGCATACGGTGGCTCCGGCATATTTTTTGTAAATAAAGAAAATAACAGAGATGAATTGATTAGTAAGAGCAAAGCCATTGCTTATAGTATGATATTCTAAAGGACAAACATGGCATTAACCAGCACACAAATTGAAACCAGCGGCAATGATATTTTTCTTTGCCCAGGCACTTCGCCCGACAATCTTCAAGAACATGCAGTGACTTGTATGATTTTTTGTAACACTTCTGCCTCAGACGTAACTTTAAATTTATATGCAGTACCAACAGGACTAAGTGTAGCAGTACAAACACAAGTTATTAAAGACTTATTAATACCAGCAGGAGAGACTTTTAGTTTTGACAGTGAAAAATTAGTATTAGGTACTGGTGATCGTATACGTGCAGTTGCATCGGCCAACAGTCAACTAAGTGTAACAGTCAGTTCGATGAGAGTAAGTTAATGAAATTTCTTAAACAAAGCCAACTTAACGGCAGAAATTTAAAAGA